AAATCATTCTTTAAATGGGGCGTAAGATCGTTATTAATTTGAACTCTACCCCAGAGTAGTTTTGCTTGCAAACACGTTAATAGAAGTGCTTCCATAGATGAACGATCCGTTCCGAGTCGGCTTACTTCCGTCCCATAGGGATGAACGTTGGGGTATTATAAACCCGTTGAGATATATAGTCAACTATTTTTGTAACTTGTGTTACAAAAAGTATGTATTAATCCCGAGTTCTCCAATCGGTTTCGTCATCATCACGTCTAAACCAATCGTGTAATTCATCGGGATTATCAAATCCTCTTCTACCAAATCTTTCGTGCCCTGTTCCACCAATATCAAGTTGGTTGAGAAAGTCATCCATCGCATCCATATCAGGGTTTTCAGCCTTTCTTCTTGCCTGACGAAGCATAGTTCCAGCAGAACGATTTGCCTTTGCAAGTTTCTCTGCCCAAATCATATCAGTAAGTTCAACACTTTCTCCTAATACAATTTTATTACAAATAGCCTCAAGACGAAGCCGATACTGGGTGGATAGCATCTTAGTTCTTTCTCAGTTTTGATTCTAGAGCATTTGTCTTTTGGAATTCGGAATACGCATTTTCTGATCTTTCTTGAAGAATGCCCATTAGATCTTCATAGATTACGTCAATGTCAACGTAGTCATTGAAATACTGATCTAAAGCTTCTCTAAGATATCTTTTCCGATTCCACTCTTGGGAATAAGGTTTGTACATAATGAAAATGATATATGGTTTAAATCATATCACTATTTACTCAGGTTGTCAATCAGATTCGATACTCTTCCAGAATATTCAGAACCTGATTTAACATATACTGAGCTCCATCGTGACGGTCACCATTCCAACTACGATACTGACCACTATAAAGCTCTTGTTTGAGCTTCATAACTCTCACTCGCATCTCTTCTTTTGTCAATGAATTACGAGGCATTGTATTACAGTTTGAATCCAGCGAACGTGTCTTTTTGTACATCTTGTTTAATACCACCAATCAAATACGCTTCAACTTCAGTTTCTTGTGGGGCTACTTGAAGACCCTTAGAAGAGATCCAATGGTCAGTCCAAGGAAGAGGATTGTTCTTTGCAGAAATATCATAGAGAGGTTTCAGTCCAATCGCCTTCATACGACGGTTGGCAATCCACTCAACATACTGATGCAAGAGTTTATCGTTCAGACCAATCATTGATCCATCTTTGAACAGATACTCAGCCCACTTCTTCTCTTCATTTACAGTCTGTTGGAACATCTTAATGATGTTCTCTTCTTCTTCCTTAGCAATCTGTTGCATCTCAGGATCATCACCATCTCTCCACTTGTTCAGAATGTTCTGAGTGATGACCAAATGTTGATTCTCATCACGAGCAATCAGAGAGATAATCTTAGCAGATCCTTCCATCAGTTTCAGTTCACCAAATGCGAACGAACAGGCGAACGAAACATAGAAACGAATACCTTCCAGAATGTTTACGTTTGCAACTGCACGATAGAGTTTCTTCTTGAGATCATATCGTTCTTGTTGTGCAGAAGGAACACCCTCATTCACGAACTGCCAAGTATTCGAACTACCATACTCTTGGGCAGAACGAATGAAGTCGTTGTATGACGTTGTAACACTCTTTGCACGTTCGAGAATACGTTCATCCTCAATGATCGTATCAAAGACCTCAGAGGGGTCAGAATAAACGTTCTTGATGATGTATGTGTATGAACGGGAGTGAATCATCTCCATAAACTCCCAGACCTTCATACAGGCTTCCAGTTCAGGCAGTGAACAGTATGGTGCAAATGCCATACCAGGCCCACGCCCCTGAACAGAGTCCAACATAATCTGATACTTCAGATTGGAAGTAAAGATGTGTTTCTGTTCTGGTCGAAGAGATTGATAGTCACCACGATCCTTCTGTAGAGAGACCTCTTCAGGTCTCCAGAAGTATCCAAGTTGTTGTTGAGTCAGTTTTTCAAAGACAGGATATTTGGAACCATCATATCGTTGTACTCCCAAAGGTTGCCCAAAAAACATTGGTTGTTTCTTAGTATCAACATCTTTTGTGTTGAAAACAGTCATACCTTCCATTTAATTTCCCTCTTAGATTTTGCAGGACTCACAATCTTCTTCTTGAACAGAAGTAATCTCATCCAACAGTTTACTTAAACTTTCTTTGGTGTCAACCTCATCCGTCTTCATATCATTGGTGTTTTGATAGTAGGAAGTTTTCCAACCGTACTTGTATGTAGTCAGAAAGTCAGTTGCCATTACCGACACAGGAACTTCATTATCGGCATAATGTTCTGGATTATATGACCAGTTTCCAGAAATCGCCTGATCAAAGAACTTTTGCATAACAGCAACAACGTTAATATAACCAGTATTGCTAGGCATATCCCAGAGGAGCGTATAATGATTCTTAAGAGTCTGATACTGGGGAACAATCTGTTTGAGTGGGCCCTTCTTCGACTTCTTAATGGACAGATAATCTCTGGGTGGTTCGATTCCATTGGTAGCGTTTGACACAACGGAACTGCTCTCCGAAGGCATTTGTGCGGACAGTGTTGAGTTCCTAAGACCGTGTTCCAGGATGGATGCTCTAAGTGACTCCCAATCATAATTAAGGTGGTGAGGTACGATTTCGTCTACTTCTTTCTTGTAGGTGTCGATGGGAAGAATTCCATCAACATATTTGGTACGGTCAAAGTAACCACATTTACCTTTCTCTTTGGCAAGTTGATTAGATGACTTCAACAGATAATATTGGAACGCTTCAGTTAACCCGTGTACAATGTGTGACGATGCACCATCAGAATATTTCACTTGATGTTTGGCAAGAAAATGAGCCAAACCAATGTATCCAATACCCAGAGAACGTCTGTTTTCCGTTGAAATACGTGCGGCCTCTACTGGATACCCTTGATAGTCAATAAGTTCGTCCAGGGCGCGTACAGACAGGTCACAGAGTTCTTCCAGATCGTCCAGGTGTTTGATTCTTCCTACGTTAACAGCAGAAAGAATACACAATGCAATCTCACCGTTAGGATCATCGATGTGTTGAAGTGAATTTGTAGGTAGAGTGATCTCTTGACAAAGATTACTCATATTCACTTTGTCCTTGAAGGATGAGTGAGAATTGCAATGGTCGATGTTCATAATGTAGAGACGACCTGTCTCAGCCCTTTCTTTAAGGAGGTTGAGAATGAGTTCTTGTGCTTTAATAGTTTTTTTCGGAATGGACGAATCTTTCTCATATTGTAAGTAGAGATCATCAAAACCAGGGAGTCCGAAAGCATCATATAATCCAGGTACATCGTGTGGGGAGAAAAGTGTGATCTCACCGTCTTGAATGAACCTTTCATAGAAAAGTTTACTGATTTGAATTGAGTAATCAAGTTTACGAACACGATTATCCTCCGTACCTTTATTGTTTTTAAGAACAATAATATCTTCTATCTCTTGGTGCCAGATTGGGAAGTGGACAGTCGCTGATCCACCACGGATGCCATTTTGAGTGCAGCATCGGACAGTCGCTTCAAACTTCTTGAGGAATGGGACAACACCCGTGTGTTGAACTTCTCCACCTCTGATTTTAGCGTTGATGCCCCTGATGCGACCTGCGTTGATACCGATACCCGCCCTTTGTGCAACGTATCGGCCAATAGCCATATCAGAACTAAAGATACTATCGAGGGTGTCATCAACATCAACAAGGACACAACTAGCAAATTGTCGAAGCGGAGTTCGCACTCCCGCCATAACTGGTGTCGGGATGTTGATTTTGTGTTTGGAGATTGCATTGTAATAACGGCGAACGTAATCTAAACGTTTTTCTCTTGGATATCTAGCAAAGATAGTCAGAGCAATCATCATATATGCAAACTGAGGAGTTTCATAAACTCTTCCAGAACTACGATCCTGTACCAGGTACTTATCTACTACTTGGCGCAGGCCTGCATAAGTAAAGAGATAATCACGTTCGTGATCAATAAATCTTTCCGCAGTTGCAATTTCATCCTCCGTATAGTTCGAAAGAATCTCCTCATCATATACTCCATTCTTAACACACTTTTTAATATGATCATAGAACTTCGGCGTTTCGTGCATCTTCCCAAAGAGACTCTTGCGAAGAGAGAAGAGAAGAAGTCGAGCAGCCACATATTGATAGTTTGGATTGTCCAAACTGATGAGGTCACTTGCTGAACGAATCAGAATTTCTTGAATCTCAGCGGTCGTAATGCCATCATAGAACTGAATACCAGAAGTCATCTCAACTTGCGAAGCAGATACGCCAGCAAGATCCTTACAGGACTCATCTACCATCTTATGCATCTTTTCCAAGTCGAGCAGTTCAATTGAACCGTCACGTTTTTTTACTTTGATGCCGTTTGTCATACCTTCTTCCAATAATTGAGTTTAAGTTTTGCTTCTAAACCTTGATAGGTGTTAGATTCTATCACACGTTGCACGTCTCGTCCAGCGAGAATCATATCGTTAATATCTTTTTCTTTTATGTCAGAATCCCAAATGACGACTCTTTCTCCTCTATCAATGGTACGGGAGATACGGGATACAATTTCTGCATTTCGCGGTTCGTTATCATAGATCCACACACGATTGCCAATGCCCCAGTCATCAAGATGAACATCACTTCCACACATAGCAATCGAATTGCGAATGAAGAGTGAGTCGAAGGGCCCTTCGACAATGTAAACTGTTTCTTTTTCATTTACTCGATCCAACCCGTATAGTTTTGGTTTGTCCTCAAGCATAACCGTGATGTACCGTAGTTGGTTTCTGGGATCAAGCGATCTCCCTTGATAACCAAACAGATCTCCATCAGAGTCTCTGAGAGGAATAATAATTCTTGCGTCGTCGTTGTTGGTTTCCTTGAAGATTTTCTTGTGTTTGTTAGTCCACTCTTTAAAGTTAGGGCAGAAATACAGTTGTCTAAGATGTTCTTCGGAAATGCCACGGTCAACAAGATAACGCTTTGCTGGATGCGTAGTATTTAGTGATGAGATCTTATCAAGTTCATCACAGATATCTTTATCCTTAAACTTAGGTGAATCAA